ATGGCGCAGGAAGCCCGCTACATCCTGTGGGAAACGCAGGAATTGGAGAAAGACGATGGTTGATTGGATGGAAGCAGCGATGTACTTCATCGGTGGCATGGTGGCTGGCTTTGCCGTGAATGCGTTGACTGATTGGTTACAGCAACGCCGTGGCTGACACTCCCGAGAAAAAAGTTAAGCGCAAGATTGTCGACATACTGAAGCAGTACGGCATGTACTACTTCTATCCGGTGACTGGCGGTTACGGCGCCTCGGGTGTGCCAGACATTGTTGCGTGTTATAAAGGGCGGTTCATCGGCATTGAAGTTAAAGCCGACATGAAGAAGAACAAGCCCACCGCACTACAACAGAAGAACCTGCGCGAGATCGACGAGCACGGCGGAGTCGCCCTCGTTATCGACGCGTTCAACCTAGATCATTTGAAGGAGGTGCTTGACGAACTAATTTGTGTCGGCTAGAAAGCCACCCCTGCCTCGTGCAGACACACCTCGATAAACACGCTGACTAACTGAGGAGCAGCACATGACACCGATAGTTTTAGACTTCGAGACCTTTTGGTCTCAGACCCATTCGCTGACGAAGATTCATCCAGTTGAATACGTTATGCACCACGAGACCGAGATTCAGTCGGTCGCAATCAAAGTAGCTAACGACGAGCCGTTTGTTCTGTTCGGCGAGAATGCCATCCAGAACTGGGTCGATGCTACTGATTTCTCTGACGCCATGCTTATCGGCCACAACATGTCAGGCTTCGACGCCATGATCTGTGCGTGGCGTTTCGGTATTAAGCCGAAGGCATGGGGCTGCACGCTGGCTATGGCACGCGCGCTAGGTTTCGCCAAGACGGTAGGCGGTTCGTTGAAGAAGGTAGCCGCTGCGCTGCATGTAGGTGAGAAGCTCGACCTCGAAGCAACCAACACCAAGGGCAAGAAGCTGGCTGACTTCACGGACGAAGAGTTGGAAGCCATGACTACCTACAACATCGTCGACACCGAGCTTTGCTACAAGATATTCCACAGGCTTGCGCCTGAGTTAAGAGGCCGCGAGCTGAAGCTAATCGACATGACGATCAGGATGCTTGTCGAGCCTAAGTTTGAATTGGACTTCGGGCTGCTTGAACGCACGCTGGAGGAGATTCAGGCAGCGCAACAGAAGATGCTGCTCGGTGTGGCGGAGCAGGTTTCTGATGTGCCTGTCGAGCTGATGACAGACGACGAGAAGGTGGACATAGCCAAGAAGATTCTGGCGTCCGCTCCGAAGTTTGCGAAGTATCTGAAGGCGAAGGGTGTTGAGGTTCCGATGAAGCCATCGCCTACGAACCCAGATAAGGAAGTGCCTGCGCTTGCTAAGACGGACGAAGAGTTTCTCGCCCTGCAAGAACACGATGACTTTGAAGTGGCTGCCGCTGCATCCGCACGGCTGAAGGTGAAGAGTACGATCCTCGAATCACGCATCCAGCAATTCATTGCATGTGGTAGAGCAGCCGGAGGCAAGCTGCCTATCGCGCTGAACTATTACGGCGCAGATACGACTGGCAGGTGGTCTGGCACGATGAAGATGAACCAGCAGAACCTGCCACGCGTTAATCCGAGTAAGCCATCGCCAACCGATGCACTACGCAAAAGCCTCCTCGCGCCAGCGGGACACAAGGTGGTTGTGGCTGACTTGTCAGGTATCGAGCTGCGTGTGAACCACTTCCTGTGGCAAGAGCCTACTAGCATGGACTTGTTCAAGGCTGACCCTGAGAAGGCCGACCTGTACAAGGACTTCGCCAGCAAGCTGTACGACAAGGCTGTCGATGATGTAACCAAACAGGAACGTCAGGTGGGCAAGGTTGCGCACCTCGGCCTCGGTTTCGGTGCTGGCGGCAAGACATTCCAAAGCGTAGCGAAGCTGATGGGTGGCGTTGACCTAACGGAAGCTGAGTCATACGACGTGGTTAATCGCTGGCGTGCAGCCTACCCGCTGATTACGCAGGGTTGGAAAACATGCCATGCAGCACTCGACCACATCTACCACGGGCATGAAGGCATAGCGATCGACCCAGCAGGATTGTGTAAGACCGCTAAGGGTGGAATCAAAACGCCGCAGGGCATGATCCGCTACCCAGACTTACGCGTGGAAACAGACAAGGAGTCCGGCAAGCGTGAGTGGGTGTATGGCAATGGCCGACGCAAGGCTCGCATCTACGCTGGGAAGGTGACGGAAAACATCGTGCAGCACCTTGCACGCGAAGCGTTGTCCGACATGATGCTGAAGATTCAGCAGCGTTACCAGATCGTGCACACCGTGCATGACGAAGTGATCCTCGTTGTCCCTGATGCTGAAGCGCAAGAGGCTCTTGACTTCATGCAGAACATCATGCGCCAAGGTGTTGATTGGTGGCCCGAACTGGTAACATGGTCCGAAGGAGACATCGCCGACACCTACGGCGACGCTAAATAAGGACAACAATGCCAGCCGCTTGGAGCTTCAGCTCGATAAAGACATTTGAGATTTGCCCTCGGAAGTACCACGCCGAGAAGGTAGAGAAGTTGTACCCCTTCGTGGAAACGGAGCAAACCATCTACGGCAAAGAGGTTCACAAAGCGGCAGAAGAGTACATTCGGGACGGCAAACCCCTGCATCCGGGCTACGGCAAATTCCAGCCTGCGCTGGATAGCCTGAACAAGATCGAAGGCGAGAAGCTGTGCGAGCTTGAGATGGCGCTCACACTTGAAAAGAAACCGACCAAGTTTCTAGCCAAGGATGTCTGGGTGCGGGGGATCGCTGACCTAGTGATACTCAACGGGGAACGAGCGTGGATCGTTGACTACAAAACCGGCTCCGCCCGCTACCCTGACAAGGGGCAGCTAGAACTCATGGCCCTCATGGTGTTCGAGCACTACCCAGAGGTGAAGGAAGTTAAGGCGGCGCTGGTTTTCCTACTGCACGATGTCGTCATCAAGGCGGCGTACGACAAGCAAGACCAGCCGTTTCTGTGGGGCAAGTGGGAGAAGAAGGCAGGGCTTTTACAATCGGCGTTCGACAACGATAATTGGCCTGCCAACCCGAACGGCCTGTGCCGTAAGTGGTGTCCCGTTAAACATTGCGAATTTTGTGGAGGCTGACATGCCGAGAAACCCACGCGACTACAAGGCCGAGCGTAAGTACGACGGCAAGACATCGGTTAAAAAGAAGCGCGCTGCACGCAACCGTGCCCGCTACCAGCTGATGAAAGAAGGCGTCGTTAAGAAGGGTGACGGCAAGGATGTAGACCACAAGAAGCCGCTGGCGAAGGGCGGCGGCAATGGGCGCAGTAACCTGCGTGCAGTACCTGCAAGCAAGAATCGTAGCTTCGCAAGAACTAAGTCTGCCAAGATGAAATAACCCCTTGGCAAGGCCCTACCACGGCTGTAGACTGTGGAGTGCCGCATCGTGAAAGCGATGAATGTAATAAGCCAGTTAAACTGGCAAACCACTTCAGGAAGAGTATGGAAGTCATTGATAATAGAGGACTATTAGTCCGCGTTCGTGATCCGAACAAATACACCACCGCCATCCAGCAAAGCCGATACCTCGGCCAAATCGGGGATGAATCCCACGAGGTGCTGGTTAAATGGAATCTGGAAAATACCCGCCGCTTAGCTAACTTAGGCGTGCGGAAAGCACCGAGTCCGATCCTTCGGGACTACAACTGGCCGGGCGCGTTCAAGCCGTACGACCACCAGAAGCAGACTGCCAGCTTTCTAACTGCGAACAACCGTGCGTTCTGTTTCTCGGAACAGGGCACAGGTAAGACCGGTGCGGTTATCTGGGCGGCTGACTACCTGATGACGATTGGTGACATCAAGCGCGTGCTGATTGTCTGCCCGCTCTCCATCATGCACTCCGCATGGATGCAGGACATTTTCAGTATCGCCATGCACCGCACGGCAGCCGTAGCCCACGGCGGGCGGGAGATACGCCGCAAGGCTATCCACGGGCCGAACGATTTCGTCATCATCAACTACGACGGCGTGCCTACAGTTCTGGATGACCTTCAGCAGGGCAACTTCGATCTGGTGGTAGCTGACGAGGCGAACTTCGTAAAGACCGCCACCACGCGCCGCTGGAAGGCTCTGAACAAGATAGTCACCCCGATGACTAAGCTGTGGATGCTGACTGGCACACCTGCCGCCCAGAGTCCGGTCGACGCGTTCGGGCTGGCTAAGATGGCCGTCCCGCAGCGGGTTCCGAACTACTACACCACTTGGCGCGACAAGGTGATGGTCAAGATCACCCAGTTCAAATGGATTCCGAGCAACAACGCGACCAAGCTAGTCAACGCTGCGCTCCAACCCGCCATCCGGTTCACCAAGGCTGAGTGCCTCGACCTGCCTCCGGTTACGTACCAAACTCGTGAGGTCGAGCTGACCCCGCAGCAGAAAAAGTACTACCAAGCCCTGAAGAAGCAGATGTATGTGGAGGCCGCTGGGGAACAAATCAGCGCGGTGCATGCGGCGGCTGGCTTGAACAAGCTGCTCCAGCTGAGCTGCGGAGCGGTCTACTCTGACGACGGAGAAACCGTGCAGTTCGACGCCAAGAATCGACTGGACGAGATTGTTGAGGTGGTGAGAGAGGCAGCCCACAAAGTGATTGTGTTCGTGCCGTTCCGCCACGCCATCGAAATCGTTACAGATCGCTTGAGAAAGGAGGGCTATGCCACTGAAGTCATTAGTGGTGCAGTGTCGATGAAGCAGCGCACCGCTATCTTCAAAGCGTTTCAGGAGGAAGACGACCCCCGCGTGCTGGTGATCCAGCCGCAGTCCGCAGCGCACGGTGTAACCCTTACCGCCGCTGACACAATCGTGTGGTTCGGACCTGTAGCCTCGGTGGAGACTTGGCTGCAAGCGAACGAGCGTATCAACCGACCGTCGCAGAAAAATAAAATGACGGTGATAAAAATTTACGGCTCAGAGGTTGAAAAAAGGGTCTATAAAGCATTAGAATCTAAGGAAGCTAACCAGAAAGATCTGGTAGCCTTGTACGAACAAGAACTTAGCAGCTAAAAGCTGCACAACTTCGGAGACACAACATGGACACAGCCAAGCTGGTATCGGCTTATATTCGCATCCGTGACGCTCGTGCTGACCTCAAGCACAAATTCGATGAAGAGGACAACGCGCTAAAGGAAAAGCTCGACACGATCGAGTACACCTTGCTTGACCTCGCCAAAGAGCACGGGCTCGAAAGCATGAAAACCCCGTACGGCACTGCCTCCCGCGTGGTGCGTACTAGGTATTGGGCCCCTGACTGGGACTCATTCAAAGACTTCTTGAAGGAGCAGGGTGACAACGGATACGACCTAGTTGAACGCCGTATTCATCAGGGCAACTTCAAGGAATTTCTGGAGAACAATCCAGATGTAGCGCCGCCTGTTAATTCTGACAGCCGGTATTCAATCGTCGTACGAAGAGGAAACAAATCGTGAGCGACCTCGGACTATTGACCACAAAGGAGGCGGCTCAGTTGCTCAGGCTATCGGAGTCCGCACTCAACAAGCTCCGTTACGAGGGAAAGATTGCCTTCGTGCGGCTTGGAGCCAAGGTGTTTTACACCAGAGACCAGCTGGAGAAATTCGTTGAATCCCAGCAGTTTGTTTACACACAGAAGGAGACTAAGTGATGTCTGATATGACTCTATTTGAAGGCATGGGAAGCATGCCAGCCCACCTGCAAGGTGGTGAACTTTCCGATACCGCCAAGGCACTCGCCGGTGGTGGCGCAGGGCAATCCCTGAAGCGCATCAGCTTCAAGGGCTCTGTGTTCCGCATGATGGTCGGCGCGCAGGAAGTAGCCCAGAACGAAGATCGTGCCATGAACATGATCGTCGTGAAGTCTGCTCCGGCTATCGCCCGCACCTACTACGAAGGCAGCTACAAGGAAGGCCAAGTATCAAGCCCAGCTTGCTGGTCTGACGACGGCAACGCTCCTAGCCCGAACGTAGAAGGCCCGCAGGCCAATCTGTGCGCTGAATGCCCGCAGAACATCAAGGGTTCGGGTCAGGGTGACGGTCGTGCGTGCCGCTACTCCGCTCGTCTCGCGGTCGTGCTGGAAGGCGATCAGAAGGGCGATGTCTATGGAGTTACTCTGCCTGCGACTTCCGTTTTCGGTAAGGCCGAAGATGGCAGCAAGTATGCACCGCTTCAGGCGTATGTCCGCCGCCTCGCTGAGTTCGGCTACGACATCGTCAAGGTTGTCACCGAAGTGAAGTTCGACACCAAGTCACCAGTTCCAAAGCTGATGTTCCGCGCAGTTCGTCCGCTGGATGAAGCTGAGTGGGCAACCGTGCAGAAGAAAGCTGACTCCTCCGACGCGAAGGCGCATACCGGCGACCGCCAGTTCACCAAGCGTGAATCCGAAGAAGAGTTGAAGGCTAAGGACGGCTTCGAGAAGCCAGCCGCTGCTCCAAAGGCAGAAGCTGCTCCAAAGGCAGAAGCTGCTCCAAAGGCAGAAGCTGCTCCAAAGGCAGAAGCTGCTGCGGAAGAGCCGAAGGTAGTCAAGAAGAAGGCCGAGCCTGTGAGCGCAGAGAAGCCTGACGTGGCGTCCATTCTGGACGAGTGGGGCGACGAATAATGCAGTACTCCAGCCTCAGCGACATTGAAGTCTTGAGGCTGGTTAAGTCGGTACTTGAGCTGGACGGTAGGACATCTGTAGGAGTAAATAAGCAACTTCTTAACGAGCTTGCTGAACGCTTTGAGCTGATGCTATCTTCGGTTCCCCCCGCTAGACATGCGGACGCCGACCCAAACCAGCTGAAATTATTCTGAGCCACTAAGGGCGGCTAGGGCTTCGTGCCCGAAAACGGTAGGCGTAACCGCTGCCGCCCACTATTATTCGCCGGAACCACTTAATGAGCCCGACAACTGATTTTCTGCACGAGGTATTGCCGGAACATGGCCGGTACTGTGTAGTCGGTATAAGCGACGGAAGAGTCCTTCAAGAATTTGTAGACGACATCGACACGCTGGCCGAACGCGCCGAAAGCCTCGTTGACCGCAAGATAGATGCGTATTTTGCCGTCGCCTCATACAAGGAAGGCAGCGAGAAGCGCACCCAAGAAAACGCCCAATGGATGAAGTCGTTCTGGCTTGATCTAGATTGCGGCACTAACAAACCATATCCGAGTCAGGCAGACGCGCTGGAAGCACTGGAGAAATTCAGGAGCGAAGCGAAGCTGCCGCACCCAAGCATCGTTAATTCTGGCAACGGGATTCACGTTTACTGGTTGCTCACCCAATACATTCCAAAGAGCGCATGGTCGCCGATCGCTGAGAAGCTGAAGCTTGCATGTGAACACCTCGGCCTCGACGCTGACCCAGCAGTTACCGCTGACGAAGCGCGCATCCTGCGTATACCGCAGACGCTGAACTTCAAGAATCCTGACGACCCGAAGTGGGTTACGCAGTATGAGCACGGCGAGCCTATCGACGTCGACCTGTTCGCAGATTGCCTAGCTGCGCTCGACCTGCCGGAGCCGAAGAAGCCACGGGTAAAGGTAGACACCGCTGAGCTAAGCGAAACAGCAAAAGCAATTCTAGGGAACAAGCAGTCCCGCTTCAGCACGATTGTGATGAAGAGTGTTAAGGACAAAGGCTGCAACTTCATCAAGGAAGTCGTAACCAATCAAACTGACCTTGAAGAGCCGCTCTGGCGTGCTGGCTTGTCGATCGCATGGGCTTGCGTTGACCGCGACACGGCCATACACAGGATGTCGAACAAACACCCTGACTACACGCCGGAAAACACCATTGAGAAGGCCAGCCTGACTAAAGGGCCGTACACCTGTGCGGTAATCAAGGGACTTGATTCCAGTATTTGCCAAGGTTGCACGCAGCAGATAACTAGCCCGATTCAGCTGGGTGCGGAAATCAAGCGTGATGCCAGCGCCCTGTTTGAAGCGCCGGATGAAGGCGAAGAACTTGAAGTGGGCGACGGCAGTATCAGCACTCAGGCCGTGCAGAAAGCCCTGTACAAGCCTCCGTTCCCGTACTTCCGAGGCGCCAACGGCGGCGTATACCGTGAAGAGCGCGATGCGGAGGGTGACAAGGTCGAAGTCATGGTGTACGAGAACGACTTGTTTGCCATCACCAGATTGATGGACCCCAACGACGGCGAGTGCATTGTGTTTGAGTTGCACATGCCGATGGATGGCGAGCGCGAGTTCATAGTCCCGCTGAAGGACATGCACTCGACAGACCAGTTCAAGAAGATTTTAGGTAGCTACGGGGTTGCTGCTAACAAAAAACAGATGAACGACATTATGGATTACGCAATTAGATACACGAAAGAACTTCAGATGCGCGAGCGTGCTAAGGAAGCCAAGCTACAGTTTGGTTGGCACGCAGCCAATACAGAATTTGTAGTCGGCCACCGCACCTATACGAAGGACGGCTACACCCACAACTTCCCAAGCAGCACCACCGCCAACATCATCGACGCGTTCGACGTGAAAGGCTCGCTGGATACTTGGAAGGAAGTTTTCAACGTGCTGAACAATCCGGGCATGGAAGCGTTGCAGCTTGTGGCGCTGACCGGTTTCGGTACGCCGCTGATGAAGTTCTCAGGCGTAGCAGGTGGCGTAATCAACCTGATTAGTAACAAGTCAGGCTCCGGTAAATCATCTGCCGCGTTCTTGGCGTTGAGCATTTTTGGCGATCCAGAGCAGGCGATGCTAACGCAGCGCGACACGATGGCTTCTCGCCAGCACCGCCTTGGGGTGTACAACAACATCGTTGCCCTGTCGGACGAAATGACTAACGCTCAGGCTGAGTTCCTGTCTGATGAAATCTACGGCACATCGCAAGGGCGTGGTCGTAACCGCATGAACGCCACGAGCAACACCGAGCGAGTCAACGAAGCTACGTGGAACCTGATCCACATTATGACTTCCAACTCCTCGATGGTTAGCAAGCTGGTTAAGTTGAAGGCGCGCCCAGATGGCGAGTTGATGCGACTGATCGAAATCCCAGTTAAGCAGAACCAGATCGAAAACGGCGACGTGCTGTTCAACAAGCTGAAAGATAACCACGGCGTTGCGGGCGAAATCTATGCACAGTGGCTGGTAAAGAACGCAGAGCGTATTCCTGAGCTACTCGACAAGCAGCGTGCGCGTATATGGAAGAATGTCGGCAAGCGTATGGAGGAGCGGTTCCACATCGGCATCTACTCCAGCAGCCTAACCGGCGGGCGCATTGCACAGGCACTGGGCTTGCACGAGTTCGACCTAGACCACCTAGAAGATTGGTGTTGCAGCTATATTCAGAAAACCCGCGACAACATGAAGGCCGAGATCATCGACGCGTACGAGTTGATCGGCGAGTTTATCTACGAAAACCTTCGCAACACGGCGGTTATTTCTAAGCACATCAACCCGATGACGCAGGACCACGGCAAGATTGTTCCGAACGGTGGCAGCTGTACGGTTCGCTTTGAAGAGGAAACCAATCTGCTGTACCTCAGCTACAAGGACCTGCGCGACTACTGCACCGACCGCCAGTTCACTATCGACGACGTGCTACAGGAATGCGCTGCTCCGGGCGGCCCGTACACCTACATCAAGAAGAACAAGAAGCGCATGCTTTCTAAAACCAAGTTCACCATGTCTCCGCCGGTAGCAGCTGCCGAGTTCAGGGTAGCCCCAGAAGAAGTCGAGTCATTTATGGCGTCGCTTGAAGCCATACCGGAGGATGACGATGCTGAAATGGAATCTTGAGGCCGCCATAAGCGGCATGCGGGTGAACGATAGCTTCTTTATCCCTTGCCTAAAGTGTTCAATGGACAGCAAGATCAGGAGCATAGCCAAGGAGTTTGGCTACGACGTCACGATTAAAAATGTGACGGAGGAGTTCGTAAAAGGTTTACGCGTGTGGAGAGTTAGGTAAAATCAGCGCCACAGTGATTCTTCTCGCCTTTCTCGGGCACCTCCTCCAGCAGGAGTCACTGGTCTCTGAAGTGGTTGCCCCCTCTAGCGAGGGGGCTTTTTTTGCCTAGAAGAAACTGCTTCTACCTGCCCGCTCACGCAGGCCCTTCAGATTTAGATTGCCGAGAAGCTCATTCTCTAGGGCACGCAGGTCGGCAATCATCTGCTGCTGTTCTTCAGAATCACCGGACGATGCAGATATAGACTTAATCGCTGAGCGGATCTTAGCTAGGCGGTTAGACAGATCACGCACACCCTTCGCCATCGCCACACGCTGAACCTTATCGGTGTCTGCTAGGAACGGATCCAGCTTATCTGGGTAATTCGCCTTGATCGTCAGGTATTCACGGTACGCTTCGTTCACATCGCGAGCCATGTCGTAGTAGTAGCTACGCAGGCCAGTGCCCTCTTCCTTATTCACGAAGCGGCTAACGCCCGGCAGAGCGGCCATGTAGTCCTGTATAGACTTAGACGGGCGCACACCCGCGTAGTCACCCATCAAGTTAGATGTCCACAGCACCATGCCACCCACAGAACCGGTATAGCCACGGATCAAGTGGTCGACCTTGATCGGGGAGATGCCACCGCCACCGAACACAGCCTTAGTCGCTTCACCCAACCAATTAGAAAGTTCTGATGTGAACTCGGTTTGCTGGAGGTACGGCGGCAGGTCAGCGTATTGCTGGCTGACGAGGGTGCGGCCAGTGAAGAAGTTCTTGTCCAGCGCGACTTCGACAGCAGGTTTGATAATCTGCGGCACTGCGGTCGGGCTAAACAAGCCGTTTGCAATCGCAACGCCTATCGCATCACGGAACGTGCGGCCATCTTCCATCGCGTTGTCCGTCATCAGGCGATAACCGTGCTCAGCAATGATCTTCGGCAGCAAGAACAAGTCAGTACGCAGCGGGATGCCAAGACCACCACTGCCCGGCAGCATCAGCATACGGTCACGATACATCGGGTCGAGTTCTTCGTAGTCCTCGTCGCCGCCCATCATCATGGAATATAGCATCATCAGCGAGGTGTTCATCGCGATGATCTTGGCTAGTGCCACACGGGACTTTTCATTCTTCGGAGAAATGCCTTCACCAGCCAGCGTATTCAGCTGAACATTCATGGACTGGAGGTAAGCGTTGAAGAACGGAATAAACCGCGCACCCATGTGCACCAGCGGCGAAGAACCCTTGCGGCGGAAGTTGATGATCTCGAACGAACGCTCTACGGCTTCTGCTTGGCTGGTGCCATCTGCCAGCGACAGGTTATATACGGCCTGACGCACGGCGTTATCTGACGCCATAGAGAAGTTCTCGAGCCAGTCCATCGTACGGCCCAAACGCCCCTTGTTCTTCATCTTGCCGAGGCGAGCTTCGATGTCACGCACCACAACAGCCGCGCTGTAGTCTTTAACGCCTACAGAAGCTACGCGTTTCAGATATTCGTGCGCTTCACTGGTGCCACGCAGGGTCTTAATAAACTCTTTGAGCACCTGATACGGGATCTTGATCGCCTGCATCGGGCTAAGGCCAGAAGTGAACATTGCGCCGAACGCATCCTGACTGAGCTGGCCGATTGAGAAGATCGGGTTGAGTACGACCGACTTACGCAGGAAGTTGGTGAACCACGATGCCTGCTTGAGGAACGGAATACCCAGTCCTTCCTGACCTTGGAACGCTTCGAGGAACAGCGGGTCGTCAGCAGCGAAGATCTTCTTCGTGCCGTCCATGTAGATTTCAACCTTGTTATTCTCGAATACTTCGCGGTCTACGCTACTGGCAGCAGTTACTTCCTGCGCCATGCCGAGCTTGACCATCTCCTTCATCAGGCGGTTAGCAGAGTAATTACGCACCGCTGCTTCAACGGCGTACTCAGTCCACGCTGCCATGTTGTCGAAGATGTCGTGTACTTCGTTCTCAGAGCCTTTCAGGCGCTTGTCCATGTACTTGTTGACAAGGCCGCTCATGTAGTCCGGCATGCCCTGCTTCGCTTCAATCTGGTCATCGCGCTGGAACGGAACGTAGTCGACGTTATCTAGCCAAGCTTCAGCCTTCTCTTCCGTCACGGTGCCAGATTTCACCATGATCTTGATGGCGTTTTCGCGCATCTGATTCCAGATGTCGACTACCTTCTTGGTTTCTGTGCTCTCGTTAAAGTTGCTCAGGAACGCATCCACATCAGCTTCAGAGCGGTGCAGCTTGCGTTCTTTCAGCATCTTGCGCAGCTGCTTAGCGCGCTTGCTGTCGCCCTTGTTCTCAGCCTTGAGTAGATCAAGCTCCTTGCGCTTGGCACGGGTGTCGTTGTACAGGGACTTCAGACGCTTGGCTTCTAGGTAGTAGTGGAGAGCGCGTTGCGCTTCATAGCCGGTCAGGTCGTTCGCCTTGCCGTACTCTTCCACCGCCTGCATCAGTGTTGCGTAGTTTGCATCAGTCTCTTCAGCGACCCACTTGTGCAGTTCCTTGTCGTACACGACGTTGCCGTATTCGAGGAAGTTGCTCGCTACACCCTCAGCGTGGAACGTCTGGGAGGTGGAAATCTCCAGCATGCGGCCAATGATTTCGGCCTCAGCATCAGGCATGTTCTCTGCGTTATCACGCAGGCGACGACGGATTTCACGGTTGGCAGCGGCGTCGGCTGACAACGTGCGGGTGAGGATTTCGTCCATCTTGCGACGGCCAGAGGTACGATAGTCCTCAGCTGTCTTCGGAACCATTTTGCCATCGACTTCTTTGTATCCGATCTTCTGGCCCAGCTTAGTCGCCTTGTCTACCAGAGACTCTGGTGACGGGGCTTCGCCTACTTTGCCGCCATAGTTGCCGATCGCATCGAGAATACCCTCACGGGCGCTCATCATCGGACCCTTGCGAGCTGCCTTAACTGCGTCGCCACGGAGCATCCAGTTACTAGCCACACGACGCGCGATGCCAGCGAGGTCTTCAGGAGTCAGCGGCAGCTTAGGCATCAGGCCGATAGAACGCAGCCAGTTTCTGATCGCGCTGATTGCACGGCGGTAGAGCGGAATGTCTACATGCTGGTCTACAACGTGCGCCAGCACTTCCTCCATCACCTCGGACGGAGCGATCTTGTAACGGGTCTTGACCATCTTGTACGCGTCGTAGATCACGCGCTCGGCCTTAGTCAGCGGGCCTTTCTGCTTCTCTACGCGGCGGATGGTCTGGCGGATGAAGTTCTCCGCCTGCATATAGTTCTGCTCACCCATGACACCACGCCAGCCAGCATGCACACCAGCTTCGTGAATCACGGTGCGGATAGCCTCGGCAGGGTTCATGTTGCTGGCTACGAGGTAGACAACAGGCTCGTTGTTTGCGTTCGGGTGGACAAACGCACCGGCTACAAACCCTTCTTCAACGCCAGCTTCTACAGCTGCACGAATCTCAGGATCGAGCTTAGGATCATTCATGCTTTCAAGCAGGACAACGCGACCACTACCGATCGCAGCGCCTAGAGCACGCTTGTCGAACTTCTGCTCGATGGCACGACGGAGTTCAGCCGTGTTTTTATAGTACGGGGTCTTGGCAAACCCAAGCTTGGCTCTAGGCGCCTTCTTAGACCATGCCAGTGCGTCATCCAAATAAGTTTCGTTGAACTCGTCGATGATGCCCTTGGCTTCGATACGCTCTTCTTCCGTGGACTGCTCATCGGTATACATCTCGATGGCATCAACCAGACGCTCTACGTCTTCGTCGGTAGCCTTGTCCTCTTGGATCAGATAGTTCTGCACCGTCTCGGCGTTGCGTGCGGTCTTACGACGCAGCTGGCCGGTCTTCTCTTCGCGCAGAGTGTCGCTGACTTCTTGGTCGAGCTGGTCCTGCCGCTCACCTAAAGTGAACGTGTCTTCGTCGATAGTGCCGAACGCTTCAGCAGCAGCTTCGCCACGGGTAATTTTTACTTGGCGGTCAACGCGCTTTTCTACGCCATCAAGCAGCTTTCTATAGGCAGCGGCGTCTTCTACCACCACGCCGGGACCAACAGATATGATCCCGCGATCTTCTTTCTTTTGTGCCTTCCCAGCTTCGCGTATCTTTTGTGCGGTAGTAGAAACTTCTACTCTCTTCTGAGCCTTAGCTTGGGTCTTAATCTCCAGCATACGAGTCAGCGTCGCTTTGGCAGCTTCCGCCTGCTCACGCAGCTTGGCGCGGAGCGGAGACGGCTTGCTTAGTTCGTTCTTGAGTCTGACCAATGCCCTGTCCACAGTATCTTGAGTCAGGGCCTCTGCTACATACTTGCCCACCAAACGCTTTCTATCGGCGTCGGTGAAATCTTTACCCTGCTTGGCACGAGCGAGCTTATTCGCCTTGAATATAGCGTCGATGTCGGCGCGAATCCGATTAGGTACAGCGGCGATGTCGGCGCGGAACTTCTTGTTTTGCGCAGGTGTAGCGTCGATGCCAGCATGGGTTTGTTTAAGTTCAGCAACCTTCAGCGGAGCCAGCACCTGTACCGCTTCAGAGGCGGTCATCGGCTTCTGCTCTATCTTGGCGGCCTGAGTCAGGCGCTTGCGAGCGTGCTGCACAACTGCGTCGATCTTGGCCTCGACCATGCCCTGCTCGCTGGCGTCTTCAGTAACGTCAAACGTGACACGTTTCAGGGCTTCTTCTATACCGGGGCGCAAACGACGAGCAGCGGCACCCGCACCTTGAGCGCCAGTGCCTTCAGCACCTAGCAGGAACGAAGTTGTCTTGGAAGCGAAATCTTCATCAAGTTCATCTAATGCACTTGAGTATGCTCTTGTTCTTCCAGTGTCTCGTACAGAAGGCTCGCCACCGCGCGCCACTCCTCCTGCTTCAGGTGTCTCAACCCCCTCGGCGGCACCGGGTTCGGACTTAGCTCCAGCCATCTCCATGCCCGCGCCAGCTGCTGACTCGTCATCGGCAGCTTTCTGTTTGCCACCCTGAACACCACGTACGGTTTTGGCAGTTTCAACTTTTTCTCCTCGTACAGCGGCGTCAAACTGCTCGCCCGTAATTCCGAGATCGCTGACAGCCATGCTGCGGATAGCGTCTTTTGAGCCTTCAGCAGCACCCTTATAGGTGTCGATATACTCGTTCAGCTGAACTTCATTAACAGTTAGGTCTTGCTCCTCAGCTGTTGGGCCAAGGCGTTCGCGAGCCGTAGATACACGCTGCTTAATCTGTTCTGACAGGTTCTGAGCCCACTGCTGGTTCTGGTTTTCCAGATCAGCTGCTATATCAGCTGCCTCGTCAATGCCTTCTTGGGTTTCAAAATCAAGGTTGGCAACCTGTGTAGCGACGGTGGTGTACCGTTTGCTGCCTTTTCTAGGCATCGCTTTGTTGGCCGCCAATGTATCAACGTCGAAGTCCTGCGGTTGTTGCAGGTCGGCTTCCGCCTGTTCTTCGACTTTTGTAGGTTCTTTGGCTTTCTGTTTCTGCTCGTACTTAGCTACGTTTTCGGCAGCAACTTTGTTGGCTTCGGCCATGAAAAAGTTATAGGCGTCCTGCCCGAAGTTCTCCTTGACGGCTCTACCCATGTCGACAACGCTGTCTCTACTGGCGTTACCTGTAGTGCCTACAGCTTCTCTAGCGCGACGAGTAATTTCTTCCGCTGGTACTTCTTGGCCTGATTTTGTTCTGAAAGACGGTTGCGCCGGTGCTTGTTTAGTGGCCGTTGGCTTGATACCGAACAGCTCCTCTTCCGCACCGCCAAACGCTGACTCAGCTGCCTTCGGCTTATCAACCGCTTCCCGCGCCTTCAGCTTGGCCTTCAGCTTCTTGAGATCAGCCTTGATTTTGGCTTTCTCATCAGCACTGAAGTCGGCATATTCAGGGTTAGTGTCGATGCCTTTGAGTTCTTCTTCGACGCGAGCGATTCGCTCAGGAGTCTCTAGGTTCGGGAACCATTCTTCGGTAGCACCGGTAGCGGCTACGGCTGCCTTAGTGGCGGCCTGCGACTCTGCTAGACGCGCCTGAGCTGCGTCTGCTTGT